TGGCAAGCAACACACAATTTAAGGCTTAAACCATGCCATTACAAGCAACTTCTGGTGCGGCTAGTTACGATGCCTTTGGTGGTGGTGTTCCTGTTGTGCCTAACTACATTGAAGATGTGTTTTTAACATATCTATACGCTGGTAATGGTGCGGCAAGCAGAACAATCACAACCAACTTTGATTTATCTACAAAGGGCGGTCTTGTTTGGCTTAAAAACAGAACTTCTGCTTATAGTCATATGTTGGTTGACACTGTTAGAGGTATTGGATTACCTTTAAGTTCAGATACAACAGCGGCCCAAGCAAGTTTTGCAACTGGTTTGTCTTCAGTAAGTACAACTGGATTTACAACAAATGCCACGGCTAATTACTTTGGTCAGAACACAACGTCAACCAATATAGTTACATGGTCATTTGTAAAACAACCAAAGTTTTTTGACATTGTGACTTATACGGGAAATGGAACAACTCAAAACATTGCACATAGTCTTGGATCAACTCCAGGATGCGTTATGGTCAAGCGAACAGACACAACAGGTGCTTGGATCGTTTGGCATAGAGGACTTTCTGCTGGTAATTACATTGTATTAAATGATACAGGCGCACAAAGTAGTTCAGGCGCTGCAACTGCATTTGGTAACAATACCACTTACGTTGATCCAACTTCAACAGTTTTTACAGTTGGAAATGCAACCGCCATGAACGCTTCTGGTGGAACTTATGTTGCATATATTTATGCCCATAATGCTGGTGGCTTTGGTTTGACTGGTACAGACAATGTGATTTCGTGCGGAACATTTAGTGGAAACACAACTGTAAATTTAGGTTATGAGCCTCAATGGTTGTTAATGAAGTCAAGTAGTGGCGTAGATAATTGGTATCTTTTAGACACTATGAGAGGTTGGGTAAATAACGGATCAACTGGAATTGATGCTTATTTACAAGCTAATTCTTCAACAACAGAAACAGCTAACGGAACTTTAGGTGTTGTAAATTCTACAGGATTTACCACTTTTGGTTTTGGTGGTGGTACTGGAATCTACATAGCCATCCGCAAAGGCCCAATGAAAGTGCCTACGGATGCGACTAAGGTGTTTAGCCCTAATCTTTCTGCTTCTACTTCTGGAACTGCCGTAACAACAGGATTTCCATTAGATTTGCAAATTGCAAACTATCGTGCTGGTTTAACTCCTAATTTTGGATTTTCAGATAGATTAAGAGGCATAAGTACAACAAGCACAACTTATGGAAATTACATTACTTCAACAAGCAACACTGCTGAAACAGTATCAACAACTGAATTCAGAACTTTAAATGTTGGAAATACTGGTTATTCACAAGACGGTTACTTAGCTGGAAGTGGTACTGGCGTTTATTGGACTTTTAGACGTGCGCCTAAATTCTTTGATGAAGTTTGTTACACAGGAACTGGAAGTGCAACAACTATTACGCACAATTTAACTGTTACACCTGAATTAATAATAGTTAAACAACGGAATACAACTAGAAATTGGGTTTCTGGAAATGCAACTAATAGTTGGTCAAACTATATTGTTTTAAATGCTGGTAATGCAACTGCGGCAGATTCAACTATTTGGAATGCAACAAATCCAACATCATCTGTGTTTAGCGTTGGAACAAGTGTAGCAACCAACCAATCTGCTGGAACTTATGTTGCTTATTTGTTTGCTACTTGCGCTGGTGTTTCTAAAGTAGGCTCATACACGGGGAATGGCTCAACACAAACTATTGACTGTGGTTTTGGTGCTGGCGGGGTAAGGTTTGTTTTAATAAAGCGTACTGACTCAACTGGTGATTGGTACGTTTACGACACAGCCCGTGGTATGACAGTATTGACAGACCCATATTTGTTGTTAAATAGCACAGCGGCTGAAACTGCAACCCTTGGTTCTGTCACAACAGTTTCAACAGGCTTTGCTGTTAATGCTTCAATCTTGGCGGCAATTAACACAAATGCCGCAAGCTACATCTTTTTGGCGATAGCGTAAGGAAAAATCATGCAAATTCGTATTCGTGAATCAAGCGCAGTAATGTATGAAAATGAATTTCGTGCATACACAAAATCCAATGGTGGCCCATCATGGGACGCAACAACAACTGAAGTTTTAGAGGCTTTGGGTGCTGATGTAGTCCTAGAAGGCGCACAAGCACAACCTACACGTTATCAAATAGCATTTGCTGATGGTGTTGAGCAGATTGATGGCAAGTGGTACACAAAGTATTCTGTTGCTGATATAGATGCTGAAGCCATTACTGCTAAAGACGCTGAACAAGCTAAAGTTATTCGTGAAGAACGTGGCACTAAGTTAGCTGATTGCGATTGGACGCAAGTGGCTGACAGTCCTGTTGACAAAGCTGTTTGGGCAACATACCGCCAAGCCTTGCGTGACATTACCACTCAAAGCGGTTTTCCTTGGACTATTACATGGCCTGATGCCCCATGAAATTTGTTTGGAAAATCTCCGAATTGAAGGGTGATGACAAAGCCATCTATCAGGCTAAATATCACCTTGCTTTGATTGAGGATGATCTACGCATTGAAACTGAAGGCTATTGGGATTTTAATCCTGAAAAGGCAACAATCCCAACAGCCCAAGTGACCGAGGAAATGGTTGCAAATTGGATTGATGAAGGCACTACCCAAGATGGGGTAAGTAGCATAAAATCAAGGCTATTAGAGCAACTTGAATCTGTCAAAAAACAACAAGAAATTGCTCTGCCTTGGAAGCCGCCCACATTTAAGTTAAGTTAAGGAATCACTATGGCTGTGCCTTATGACATTGTTAGCAGAGCGTTAAAAGACATAGGTGCATTGGAAGCTGGTGAAACTCCTAGTCCAGACGCAGCAAAAGATGCGTTTGAAATGATGAATGACATGATTGACCAATGGTCAAACGAAAACATGATGGTTTTCAATGTCACAGAAATCATTTGCCCTGTGATTGCTGGTAAAACCCAATACACGATTGGCCCTAACCCATCGACTCCAAACTTTATTGGCGCTTCTTTTACAGGCTCAATTTCAGGTAGCATTTTGACCGTGACAGGCATCAATTCAGGTGCTTTGGCTCAAGGTCAAACATTGAGTGGCACAGGCATTACAGCGGGAACTAAGATTACTCAGTTTTTGACTGGCGCTGGTGGCAACATCAATGAAACTGGTACATACCAACTGAATATTCCTCAGACTGTTGCCTCAACAACAATCACAGCTTATTACCAAAAGCCTTTGAACATTGATTCAGCTTTTGTGCGAGTGAACACGACTTCTAATGGTCAACCCATCACAGGCGGTGGTTTGGACTACCCCATGTCAGTTTTGGCATTGCAAGACTATGAAATGATTGGCTTGAAAACGCTGAACGGCCCTTGGCCTAAAGCTGTTTATTTCAATGCTGGTTCTGATTCTGGCAACCTTTTCATTTGGCCTAGCCCCTCACAAGGTGAGTTGCATTTGTTTGCCAATACATTGTTCAGCCGTTATGAGTCCATGTTTGAGGATTTAATCCTCCCACAAGGCTATTCAATGGCTCTCAGGTGGTGTTTGGCAGAGCGTTTAATGCCTATGTATGGCAAAGCCTCTCCAACGCAAATAGCGATGATTCAGCAGTTTGCGGGTCAAGCCAAAGCCACTCTCAAACGCACGAATATGGCCCCTCTAGCGGTTGCCCGTTATCCTGATGCACTCTTAACTGGCAAAGCCAAAGATGCTGGATGGATTTTAACAGGCGGGTTTATTTAAGGGATTTATATGCCAGATTTTGGTTTTGTCGGCCCTAGTTATGAAGCGCCAAGCATTTATCAAGAAGCGCAAGAGTGCATCAATTTCTTTCCTGAGATTGATCCTCTAAAGCAAGGTGGTGAGCGTGGCGTGGTGGCACTTTACCCAACGCCTGGCTTAACCGTCAAAGCCGTTCTGCCAAACCAACAAGAGGTTCGTGGCCTCCACACCATTTCTGGTGGTGAGCAAATGATTGCTGTTTGTGGCCCTTACGTTTACGCCTTAACAGCTAATCTTGTCCCCTCTGTCATTGGTCAACTCAATTCCAGTTCTGGAATAGTCCGCATTACCGACAACGGTGTTAATGTTTACTTGGTGGACGGTGCTTATCGTTACACATGGCGCATTTCAAGCCCATCAGCGGCTGTGTTTAATGGCTCTGTAAGTGGCACGACATTGACTGTGACAAGTATGTCTAGCGGCACAATTGCTGCGGGTCAATCCTTATTTGGCATTGGCGTGGAAAACGAAACTGTCATCACGGCTTTGGGGACAGGAACGGGTGGGGTTGGAACTTACACGGTTAATTTGACTCAAACTGTTGCCGCTACTTCATTGAGTTCTGCAACTGTTGGCGCACAATTTACAGCGTCTGTTGGCGTAAATTTGTCAACTGTGGTGATTACAGGAACTGCGGGTCAGTTCTCTTGCGCTGCTTCTTCTATCCCTTTGGCAATTGGTCAAGCGATCAAGATTAGCGGGACATTTGGTGGCACAGGCTCAATAACTGGTTACACAGACCCAACAACCTATTACATCATTGCGACTAATGCTTCAACAACCTTTACGTTGTCGGCAACGCCTTATGGTGCAGCGATTACAACCACAGCGGGAACGCCAACTGGTTTGACTTACCAAGTAGCCCCTACAACTTTGGTTGTGACTGCGGTGGCAAGTGGAACGCTTTATGTTGGGCAGACAATCCAAGGTGTTGGAATTCCTGTTGACACAATTATCACAGCGCTTGGGACAGGCTCTGGCGGTGTCGGCACATACACCATTAGCAGTTCTGGGTTTATTGCCTCAGAAACAATGTATGCGCTCAATTTCTCTGTTTTGCCATCAACTGACGGTGCGTTTAGTGGTGCGAACACGGTGGACATTATTGACAACTACTTTGTCTATAACAACCCAACGACTCAGCAATGGGGCGCTAGTGACCTTTTGTCGCCTATTTCGCCACAGACTAGCTATTCTTTAAAAGATGGTGCGCCTGACGATTTGGTGGCTTTGATTGTTGACCATCGAGAAGTTTATTTGATGGGTGAGATTTCGTCAGAAGTTTGGACTGATGTGGGCGCTGTGCCGTTTCCGTTCCAGAGGATTCCTGGCACATCAACCCAACAAGGTATTGCCGCACCATTCTCAATTTCTAGGCTAGGAACGTCCTTTGCGTATGTTTCACGCAATAACCGTGGTCAATCACAGATCATGCAAATGAATGGTTACATCCCACAAAGGATTTCCACTCATGCTGTTGAGAATTCATTGACAAACCAATACGTTGGCGATGCGATTGCGTGGACTTATCAGCTTGAAGGACATGAGGTTTATGTTGTCACATTCCCATCTTTGGAATTGACATGGGCTTACGATGTGGTCACAACAATGTGGCACAAGTGGCTTTACACGGCTAACAACAACACTTATGAGCGTCACCGTGGCAATTGCTGCGCTACGTTTCAAGGGCTTGTGTTGGTGGGTGATTATGAGAACGGCAAGATTTACGAGTTGGACAAAAAGAACTATACCGATGACGGTCAGACTGTGCGTAGATTACGCAGAGCGCCTCATTTGGTGACAGACTTCCAACGTCAGTATTTTGAAGAATTGCAGATTCAGTTTCAGCCAGGCGTGGGAACAACGGGTCTGTCTGGCCCTGCCATCATTACTGATTCAAACACCATTTTTCTAGGTGATACATATACAATTACCGCTGATGCAACATTAGATATTGGGATTGTCCAAACTTATGTTTTGGGTACTCAAAACGTGTTGGATAACCAAACAACTACTAACCCACAAGCAATGTTGCGGTGGTCAAATGATGGTGGTTCTACATGGTCAAACGAGCATTGGACAAGTGTTGGTCAAATGGGTAAGTATCAGAATCGTGCCATTTGGCGCAGATTAGGGACAGCCCGTGACAGAATTTTTGAGGTGTCTGTGACTGATCCTGTGAATTTTGTCATCATCTCAGCAAACCTTAAAGTGCAAGGGGCAGAAAACTGATGGCTACAACTGGACTATCCAACACACAGCAGATCAATCCCTATCCACAAGCACCGTTTTTGGATGGGGCTACAAATCGCCCTGCACGTTCATGGCAACAATACTTTGTGAATTTGCTGAACTTCAGTTCGTCTGACACGGCAACTGCGGGAACAGCAACTTTGCCTGCCACACCCGCTGGTTTTATGAATGTCACCGTTAATGGGCAAAACTTCAAAGTGCCTTATTACAATGTTTGAGAGAGCCTAAATTATGGACAACCTAGTAAATTCATTGGTTTTGAAAAGTATTGGTTTAACAGATCAACAAGTTAAAGATAATTTGTTGGCTAAACCCAATATGAATGATTCTCAAATGGTTCAATTCATGCAGGCTAATGGGGTTTCTCCCTCACAAATGTCTGCGGTTGTTGGTATTCCAGAGGGACAAATAGCGGCTAGGGTTGCGGCTACCATTCCCCCTGGTTCTTCAGCAACGCTAGGTGATACTGTTATTGTTCCTCAGTACCAAACAATTGGTTCTGGCATGGATCAACAAATTGGTGGTCTTGAAGGTTTTGCTACATCTAAAACCAATGGTGACCCTAACTATAAAGCCCCTGTCGGCACACCAATGCAAATTTATAGTGCTGATGGTGAGTTAGTAAATACAGTTAAAACCAAAAAAGATCAATCATTTTTTGGTGGTTTAGTAGATGCGTTTAAAGACCCCGTAGTTTTGGCGGCTCTTGGTGGTGCTTATGCGGGTGGATTATTTGGTGGTGCTGGAGCGGGTACGGCTACTGGTGCTGGCTCTGCTTTTGAAGCTATGAACGCTGGTGCTGGTGCTTTTGAGGGCGGTACGGCTCTTAATTCTTTGGCAGCTATGACCCCTGCTGAATTGGCTAATTTTGAAGCCATGAATGCGGGTGCAACAGCAATGACAGATTTGGGTGCGTCTGAATTAGCTAATGCAGGTTCTACTGCATTGAGCGATTTGGGCGCTTCCGAACTTGCAAATGCTGGCGCTAGTGCAAACACAGCATCAAATGTGGCAAATGCGGCTAATACTGCAAATACTGTGGCTAATACGGCTAATGCGGCTAATTCGCTAAGTGCGGCTGATGCTTTAAAAACTGGCTTAACTTTAAAATCGCTTGCTGATGTAACTGGTGCTGTGGCAAATCAATCTGGCATTTCTAATGCAAGAGATTTGATTAACACTTATGGCACACAAGCAACTGATGCGCTAACAAACGCATATCAAGATCAGAAAAACTATTACGCAAACAATAGAACTGATTTAGCCAACAATTATCAGAATTTAAATACCAATTTAAACAATACTCTTAATGCCCAAGCGGGCGTTTATAGAGATACGGGTGACGTATTAGCAGATAACTATGCCAAAGCCACGGGTGATTTGCGAAGCGTATATGACCAACAAGTAGGCTTCCAACAACCTTACCAAGACATTGGCAAGGCGGGTTCTAAGGCTATGCTTGAGCAAATGCCTTACCTTACAAAGCAATTTGGTACGGCTGATTTGTATTCAGGTTTAGCGCCTAACTATGATTTCCAATTGCAACAAGGCCAAATGGCTAACCAACGTGCAGGCAATGCCGCTGGTGGTGCTTTGGGTGGAAATGCTTTGACTGGTTTGCAACGTTATACGCAAGATTATGCGGGCGGTGCATATCAAAACGCTTTCAATAATTTCCAAAATCAGCGCAACAACATTTATAACACTTTGTCTGGCATGGCAAACATTGGTTTGAATTCTGCTGGTCAATTGGTAAGCCTTGGCAATACCTACGGTTCTAACCTTAGTTCGTTGTCGTCTAATTACGGTAGCAACAGGGTTGCTAATGCTGGTCAAATGCAAAATGCTTACAACCAATATGGTGGCAATTTGACTGGTGCATCCAACACTTATGGTGGAAACCTTACATCTGGAAGCAACAATATGTTGAACGCTGCTGGAACATACGGCGCAAACAGAGCAAATCTTGCGACTGGTATTGGTGGCGCATTGGCTGGTAATGCTTCTGCAAGTGGTGCAAATACTGCGGGTGCTTTGAACAATCTTGGTAATACTATTGCACTTGGTACTTTGCTGAAACCATAAGGATAAATCATGGCTGACTTTTCAATGAACGTGAACTATGCCAAGCCTCAAGGGTCAACCCTTGGGGAAATGGTGAACATGGCTTCTGGAATTCAAAACTTCCAACAAGCACAGCAACTCAATCCTTTGGCTTTAGAAAAGGCTCAGATTGAAAACCAAGTCTTGCGTCAGAAGAATAACGAGCGTTTGAAACTTCAGGAAGTTATGAGTAACCCTGAAAATTGGCAAACCAATGGTCGAATTGATATGGACAAAATCAATTCAATTATTCCAAAGATTGCCCCCTTGACAGGCGCTGAAGTTATTAGTTCATTGAGTGGATTGCATAAAAGCCAGACTGAAGCAGCTAGTGCTAAACAAGCATTGACACAATCTGAGCGAACTATTATTGGGAACACAGATCATTCTTTAGGATTGATGGGTGTTAATGATCCTCAAAAAGTTATTCAAGTCTATAAGGGTTTAATTAAAAACAATCCTGACAACCCGTCATTGGAACGCATGATCAATGCAAGGATTGAATTGCTAAGTAAAGCAAATGCAGGCCCAAACATCACAAAAGACTTGCTTTCTGAATCTGCATCTTTGTTGTCTATCCCACAACAACGTGCTGAGTTTGCGCCTAAAGTTGGCTTGACTTCTACGGGTAGTGAATTGAAGGAAACAATTACTACTCCAATGAGCCCAACGGGACAAGCGCCAAGCATAAGCATGACTGGTCGGGCAGAACCTTTGACGATTGGCCCAGGTCAACCGCAAGTGGCTGTGGAAGGCAACCCCTATGGTTTGCCTGTTGGAACTACTTACATTCCACCATCACCCGCCACTAAACAACAAGCGCCTATGGTGACGGGTCTTGCCCCACAAGTGGCAAGCACAATTGGTGCTAATACAACCATTGCTAATCAAGATTGGGAAAAGACTTACCAAGAAGCAAGGGAAGCGCAACCCCGTATTGCTATTTTCCAAAACATCAAGAAACTTGCCCCTGATGCGTTTACAGGCGTTGGTGGTGAGCGTAAGAAATTGGCGGCTGGCATTTTGAATGCCGCAGGGATTGATGCTTACACGGCTGAAAACACAGCCACAGACGAGTTGGCTAAAAACACACGACTGTTGGCCTTGGCGGGTGGCAATACTGATGCGGCTAGGGCTATGGCTGAGATTGCCAACCCAAGCAATAAGATGACCTTGGCGGCTATCAAGGAAGTTTCAGACCAAATGATTGGTGCTGAAAGATTGCGTGAAAAACGTGCTGAGTATTTGGGACAATTCCGCAATGATCCTGTAAAGTATCAAGAGAAATCGCAATTGTTTAACCAGTTTGCTGACCCAAGAATCTTCCAAGAAATGACCCCTGAACAGGTCGCAAAACTTAAGGCTTCCATGTCTAAACAAGACATTGAGGAAATGAGCAAGAAGATTAAGCAAGCAAAGATGTTGGGGATTATTAAATAATGGCTAGTCTTGCAGAACTTTGGGATGCCGCCCCCGCAACGGCAACACCGTCAACGCCTACTAAGGGCAAACGGGAATCTGATCGTTTGGCAGTTCTGCAACAAGAAATGGCAGATGCTCAACAACGTCTGCAATCTGGTGATGCAAGGGCGCAACGTGACATTGATGCGTTGACCCGTGAAATGGGTGGCAAAGTAGCCCGTACCCCACAGTCAACGCAAGCTGTTCAACCTACACAAGAATCGGGTCAGACTTTGGCTGATTTGTGGGAAACAACGCCCGCTGCCAAGACCCAAGAAGAAAAGAAAACTGAAAAGAAATCTGAATTGCCAATGGCGGCTCAGTTTTACAACAAACTGCAAGAAGGCAAACAATCTTTAGGCGAGAAAATTATTGGTGTGGGTGAGGCGGGTTTGACCGCTTTGTCTGGTGGAATTGCCGCCCCTGTAAGCGCCCTTGGTGGCATTGTCGGCACAATGACAAGCGGTAAATATGGCACTCAAGAAGGCATTAAAGCGGGTCAGGACATGGCCCGTAGGCTTCAAGAGGGTGGTACATACCAACCCCGTACAGCACAAGGTCAGCAATATGTGCAAGACCTACAAAAAGCATTTGAAGCTAGTAAGTTACCCCCCGTTGGCGTTCCTGAAGTTATGGGATTTGCACCGTTAACTAAACCCGCAATGCAACAACCCAAAGGGACAATTCAACAATGGGGAAATGAAATTCGTGGTGGCGCACCAACACAAATGCAACAGCAATTCCAAGCCAAAGGTGGTTTGCAAAGCGCAGGCGCTGCGGCTACAACTGATCAAGCAACTGTTAACGCTTTGTTGGCTAAAGCAAGTCCTGAGTTACAGAACGAATTGAAGTCTGTGCCTGTTAACCAGATCAATATGCCCGCATTTGAGCGTCATGTTGAGGCTGACACATTGCCTGTGCCTGTACGCTTGACTCGTGGTCAAGCCACTCAAGACGTTAATTTGCTGTCTGACGAAATGAACATGAGGGGCAAAAACCCTGAATTGGCCAATCGTTTTAATGAGCAAAATGGTAAGTTGATTGAGAACATGAACGCCATCAGGGACAAAGCCGCCCCTGACGTTTATGGCACAAACCACATAGAGAATGCCGAAACTGTTATCAATGCTTACAAAGCACTTGATGACACAAGAACGGCTGACATTTCTGCCAAATACAAAGCGCTTGAAGAAGCTGCGGGCGGTGACTTCCCAATTGATGGCAGACAGTTTGTCGCAAACGCTGAAGTCTTGTTAAGCAAGAAACTTAAAACTGATTTTTTGCCACCCGCTATTGCTAAACAGTTAGAGCGTTACAAGAATGGCGAAAAGATGACCTTTGAGCAATTTGAGGCCATGCGAACAAACTTGGCTTCAGAAATGCGTAAGGCAGAGCGTTCAGGCGATGGCAATGCCAAGACAGCATCAAGCCTTGTTAGACAGGCTTTGGAGGACTTACCGTTGTCTGGTGAGGCAGAAGCCCTCAAACCTTTGGCAAACGAGGCTAGAAGCGCTGCCAAGGCTAGGTTTGATTTGCTCAAGAAAGACCCCGCCTATGATGCTGCGGTCAATGATGTAGCGCCCGATAAGTTCATCAATAAGTACATCATTAGTGGCAACAAACGTGATTTGGAAGCCTTGACAGCACAACTTGGCAAAGGCTCAGAAGGCCATCAAGCCGTGTCTGCCGCTGTGGTGAACTGGCTCAAGAACAAAGCGGGTGTCATTGACAACAATGGCAATTTTAGCCAAGCGGGATATAACAAAGCCTTACAACAGCTTGACCCTAAACTGTTGGAATTGGTTGACGGTGAAACTGCTCAACAACTTAGGGCTTTGGGTAATGTGGCTAGGTACACCCAAGCACAACCCCGTGGAAGCTACGTTAACCAATCCAACACATTTGTGGCGGGTGCTAAAGAAATGGCAAAAGGCGGTTTAGAGAAAACGGCTAACTTGGCAGGGTTTGGCGTTGTCCCAATTGGCACAATGACCCGTGAGGCACTTGCTAACAGAGCCGCTGCAAAGCAAACCAAAGAATCTTTAAAGCCTGGCGCTGGCACTAAACTTTCAGACTTAGGAAAATAAAATGGCAGTTAATCTTGCACCCATTGGTAACGGTTTTCAATTCTTTACCAGCACAGGCATTCCCCTCAATGGTGGGTACATATACACCTACCAAGCAGGGTCTAGCACGCCTTTAAGCACCTACACAACTGTGACTGGCAACATTGCCAACACCAATCCCATTCAATTGGGAACTGATGGTCGTCCCCCACAAGAGATTTGGTTGACTGAAGGTTATTCGTACAAGTTTATCTTGACTGATTCTGACAACGTGCAGATTGCTACTTACGACAACCTTTATGGTATTTTGGGAACAGCCGCAAGCACAAACCCAATTCCATCAGGAAGCATCATCATGTGGTCAGGCTCTATTGGTGCTATTCCTACTGGTTATTACCTTTGCAATGGTTCAAACGGCACACCAGACTTGCGTGACCGCTTTGTCGTGGGTGCGGGTAATACTTACGCTGTGGGCAACACGGGTGGCTTTACATCTTCCGTTGCGGGTTCAGGTGGCACAAACTTGCCGCTTTACTATGCGCTTGCGTTCATCCAAAAGAGTTGATATGTCTGACATTGATTTGGTTAAGTACGGTGTGCTTTGGCAAAAAGTTGAATCAATGGAAGCCAAGATTGACAAAATGGAAGGCCAACTTGAAACTCTGATTGAGTTGGCTAACAAGGGTCGTGGTGGCTTCTGGATGGGAATGACCTTTGTGTCGGCTATTTCTACCCTTATGGGGTACTTTAGTCACCATTGGACAAAGTGAATGAATGCGGTGGCTCATTCTAATTTTGTTGTTTGGGCTAGTTGGTGCGGTAGCCAAAAATGGTTGTCACATACGAGAGTTTTATGGGATTGGCTACCTAACACATGACCCCACACAGCGACACAAGGAAATGCTTGGGTGGTTGATAGAAAACGCTGAGTATTGCAAGACAGACGATTATGTGGTGATCTGGAACAATCTGTCAGAGTGGGCGGGTTCTGCTGATTCTGTACAACTTAGATCAAAGATAATTCACGGGTACAAAGATGCGCTTGATCGGGAAAAGAAGTGAAGATCAGTTTCGACAAATGGTATCCAATCGTTCAGCCAGATGCGTTTGTTCAGGCAAAAGTATTTGATAAACGGGTTGAGAAAATGGACGCTGAGAGGGCTTTGCAAGTTCAAGTGGACAAGGAAGTCAAAAAGTTTCATCAATATGAGTATGAAATTTATGAATACAGAATGCGTCAGATCACCCTCAACATTCAGATTAACAACTTGAAGCGTGAAATTGACAAACTTGTATGACCAAGAAACCAATCCGCAAACCCCCACAAATAGAGGTGAAAGAAAAGCTGACGCTGTGGGTCACTTTAATGGTCAGCGCAACCCTTTGTATCTCCGTGTTGGCTATGGTGGTCGCCTTTATGTTGGGTCTTTGGGCCAAGGAAGTGGACAACGCAGAGATTTTCAAAATGATTTCACCCGCTTTTTCTACTCTAATAGGCGGCATGATTGGATTCCTGTCTGGTATCAAACTCATGCAAAATGAAGATAAAAAGGATCACAAATGCTGACATTACTATCAACCCTTATTTCATTTCTGATGGGCGGTTTGCCTAAGATTTTGGATTTCTTCCAAGATCGTGCTGACAAAATACATGAGTTGGCTTTGGCTCAAATGCAGATCACCCGTGAGTTGGAATTGCGTAAGGCGGGGTTTGAGGCACAAGAAAGAATTGAGAACATTCGGTCTGAGCAACTGGCAACCGAAAGCGCTGCCAATACTCAGCAGATTTTGATTGGCGCACAACAAGCTGAAATGTCAGCAATCTATGCCCATGACACAAGTTTGAATGAAGGCACATCTACTTGGATGAAAGATTTGCGTGCTTCTGTTCGCCCTGTAATCACTTACGGTTTCTTTTTTCTGTTGTTGTTTGTGGACGTTGGTTTGTTTGCGTATGGATGGCACAGCGGTGCATCATTTGTTGAACTAGCTGAAATGCTGTGGGACTCTGACACCCAGGCTTTGTTTGCCTCCATCATTGCTTTTCACTTTGGCGGTCGGGCGTTTGGAAAATGAAGGTTTCGCCTAAAGCCATTGAAATGATCAAGCACCATGAGGGTGTAAGGCAAAACCCATATAAATGCCCTGCAAAATTGTGGACGGTGGGCGTGGGTCATGTCATGTTTCCCGAACAAGGAAAGCTGAAGATTGACCAACGTGATGCGTTTACACCCCCATCAGAGGCCATGCGTAAACACAGCATGGATGAAGTCAATGAAATTCTTAAGGCTGATCTTGCTAGGTTTGAAAAGGGAGTGGCAACTTATTGCCCTGTTCCTCTTACTCAAGGTCAGTTTGATGCGCTTGTTTCATTTTCATTCAATGTTGG